CTCGTCGTGAGGTTGGTAAGATGTTTCCTCCAGGTTGGGATAGTGAACTTTATCCCAATGCTGCGCTCTCCTCGTGCTTGACTCGGAGCTCGTGTGCTCAGTCAAGTCGGTCGAAGGGTGGTTGTAGAAAGTATGTGCCCTCATCTGACATTTCTTGGAATAGTCATATGAAGTACGTGGAGAGAGTTTTGACTAGTGAGACGGAACCGGCCCTGCTGCCGTCTCGTCTGGCTGCTGTTGAGACTGGAGGGAAGTGGAGGATTGTTTCCTCTGCTGACTGCCGTATGTCTCTGCTTAAACCTCTTAATACAGCTATCTACAACCGGCTGTCCCGCTTCGATTGGTTGCTTCGAGGCGAAGCCAGGGTTAAATCATTTCGTGATTTTACCCGTGTGCCAGGTCAGGTGTTCGTCAGTGGTGATTATGAATCGGCGACTGATAACCTCTCTATGGAGGTTCAGAAGACGATTCTTACATCACTACTTGATAACGCATCTTGGGTGCCTCAGGGCATTCGTGATCTGGCGTCTGCAAGTCAGGAGGGCGTCCTTTCTTTTGAGGGGAAGGAATACTTGCAGAAGCGTGGACAGTTAATGGGCAATCTTTTGTCGTTTCCACTGCTCTGTATCGTCAATTATTTAGCATTCCGCTTCTATACGAAATCTCGCCGAGGGGAGATACCCGTAAAGATTAACGGTGACGATATTGTCTTCCGTGCTAGCAAGGAGACAGCAGATAGGTGGATGGACGGAGTGAAGGGATCTGGTCTTGTGCTCAGTAGGGGGAAGACCATGGTTCACAGCACGTATTTCTCGTTGAACTCTAAGCTGTTCGCAGCTAGGGGTTCTTCTGTTAGACTCGTGCCGTCTATCCGTTCAACTGCGTTCGGATTTAAGGATGTCGAGGATGGTGTTTATTCTCTGCGGGGGAGATGGCAGAGAGTTCTCCAAGATTATCCTTGTTCGAAGAGGAAGAGAGTGGTCCTTGGGACCCACTTTCTTCGTCTTAACACGAAGTACGTTGTTGCTTCGAGACGCAGCGTTACGAGAGGTCTGGATATGGTTATGCCATATCAGTCCCTCATGGCGTGTAATCTTTGGAGAAGGGAGTGTTTTTATCTCTCCTTCCCCAAAGAGGACCCGCTACCGATATCTCCTAAGGCCTCTTCGAATCTTCGGATTCCTGAGGGCTGGGAGTGTCGTCGTATCGAAGAACCGACAGAAGAAATGTTATC